GAAGTCGTAAGGGTGTTCAGTATTCGTATGAGTGGTATGCTCCTTCTGCTGGCAGGGATTCGAGTAGCTATAGGGGTCCATTTCGTTTTGTAACTGACGATCAGATTTGGGATATCTACAGACGTTGCTCCGATGTTAGAGCGTCCGTAGACAGTATTGTGCGTCGAGTTGCTACTTTCGATTGGGAGATAGTTCCTACGATAGAACCATCTGACGAGCGTTATACTGAAGCTTTACAGATTGCCGAGAATGCCCGTGGGTTCTTAATGCGTCCTAATAAAAACGGTGATACTTGGCAAGAGATAATGACTTCGTTTTTAACTGATACTCTCTGCTTTGATTCGGGGGTATTAGAGTTGGTTACTGATGATGATGGCAACTTACAGGAATTAGTTCCTTTGCGTGGTAGTACGATAACTCCGATTATTGATATTCATGGTCGTTTGTTAGAGTATGAGCAGAACATTTACTCCACGAATAACTTGTTTGGTATTGTTGAAGAGGGTGATGAGCAAAACCCTGTGTTCCGACCAAGTCAGATCATATATTTTAGTTTATTCAAAAACACATCTAACCCTTCTGGTAATCCCTTAATAGAGGCATTGGTTAACGAGGTTATTGCTTTGCTTAGGGCAACTGAGCATGCAATGTTGAACTTAGATGCTGACGAGGTTCCTCCGGGTATTCTTGTACTGGCAGGTATTGCTGGTCGTGCCGCTGAGGAGGCCAAGGCAGACTTACAAAAGCTTAAGGGACAAGACCATAAAATAAGGGTAATGACAACCCCTGATCCTTCTGGCGTAGGTGCAACTTGGTTGGAGCTTAGACGGACCCCCAAAGACATTGAGATGCGTGATATTATTTTAGATATGAGACGTGCTGTATACCGTGTTTTTGGTGTTATGCCTGTAGAGATGGGTATGACTGAACGAATGCCTCTTGCTACTGCTCATGCTCAATTGGATGTGTCTTCTTCTCACTTGGTAACTCCTACTTTAGAGTTGTTGCAGGCCAAGGTTAATGCCCAAATTATTCCTGCTCTTTTAAATGACTCTTCAAAGTCTGCATTGATTAAATTTGAGTTTGATAGGGAAGCTCGGTATACCGCACAGGAACAACAACATCTTGCAAGCACGTATCAGACTTATGTTAGAAACGGAATAATGACAAGAAATGAAGCGAGAGAGAAGCTTGGTTTAATGCCTGTTACTGGTGGAGACATTCCAACTATGGATTATGCAGGTATGCCCCATGCACTCCATACACTTGGTGAACCACCTCCGGAAGAAATGGACTACACTGTTGAGCCTTTTACACCTGAAGAGATTGATGATTTTAAAGAAGAGGAAGAGATAAAAACAGACGATGGAGATGGTGTTGGGTACATAGTAGAATAATTTATAAATAAATTATAGTAATATGTTAAAACAAAATATAGATTTAATTAAATTAAATTAAATTATATTATATTAATTTATATATATATATATGTATATGAGGATATAAATGGACCTTAAATTTTCAAATACAGAACTATTAAAAGACGCTCGCTCTTCTTTTGGCGAATACATGTCTTTAGAAGATTTAAGTGATGCTGACCGGAGTGTTCTATCCCAAGCAACTCCGGAAAAGTACGATATAGACTACACTTACGTTCCTTTTCCTTCTAAATTTGAGACAAAGAAAGAGCTTGAGTCTATGAAAGGGATAATGGCAGACGCTTACTTATCGATGGATTTTATTCGTCGTGCTGATGAGGATATTCTTTCTTTATTCATTATGTGTTGTGAAGAGTTGGGAATTGATATATTTTATGACCTTAAGCGGGATTTAGAGCAGACGATGAAGGATTCTTCTGTAGCAATAATGAAGCTTAAGTACTTTTACAATCGTCCTCGACCGTATCAGGTTGCAAAGAAAATGGGCGTAGATTTTAATCCTATGGATTCGGTTTCTGCTGAAACACCATCTTATCCATCGGGACATGCTGTTCAGTCGCTTTTAATTGCTTCGAAATTGGCGAAGGTATTCCCTCATTGCATGAAAAGATTTTTTAAGCTTGCTAATGATATCGCTTGGAGTCGTGTTCAGGCTGGGTATCATTTCCCTTCCGATGTCCATTATGGCGAAACGGTCTTTTATAACATGAACGGTGATATGCCAAATGGCATAAAACTATTATCTCATTTGAACTTTCCTAATTCTCGGACTATAATAGCAAACGGTAATGATAACGAGGAACCTAAGATGAAAAAAAAGAAAGCAACTGATATCTCTTCTCCGGAGAAGCTAATGCCGGAATACCGCTGTTCTCATGTTGAAACAGTTGGAGACAGAAGTACTTATCGACTTCAGGGTAGGTTTCCCGTAAGCTTACCGATCCAGACACTCTCCTCTTTTAGTGAGGATGGAGAATCATCTGGGGGTTCTAAGTTTTTCTCAATTGAGGGTGTTGCCTCTTCTACATCTGTAGACACTTATGGTACGGAGATGTCTTTAGATGCGCTTAAAGGGATGGAAGCCCAAATTAAGACTGGTATTCCTATACTTCCACGACATAATTCTCAGTTTGCTTCTGGGATTGGAGAATGGGACGAAGTTATCGGCAGAACGATTGGCTCTAGTATAATTTCCGCTTCTAATCCAGCAAATCCAGCCAATAGATCTGAAAAGCAATATGTTCTAAGTGTAAGATCTGTTTTGTATAACTCTGAACCAAAGACAAGACAATTGATGGAAAGGCTTAGAAGAGCGGAACCAATTGGCCAAAGTGTTGGTGGTTGGTTTGAAGATGTAGATGTTATTGAGAATAGAGGCGAAGTCGAACGTGTGATTATTAAAGAAGTAATACTTGATCACATTGCAATTACTCGTGCTCCTGCCAATCCTGATAGTAATTCTTTGCATCAACTTTCAATATTTCGTGATGCGATAAGCGAATTTAAGTCTACTAATTCTAAAAAATCAGTTTTAGATACTATTCTTGAGCGTCGAGCGCTTCCATTTAAGCCTTTGCCAAAAGCTCCGGACGATACTCCTTGGGCATGGAACACCAAAGCACAAGATGATGTTTTAGATGGAGACAATTGGGATCGTTATAGACGTGCTCATTTGTATCAAGATATGGATACTAATCCAGATACTAAAGCAGCCTATAAATTGCCCATAGCTAAAATGATTGATGGCGAATTGAAGGTTGTTCTTCGGGGTGTTCAGGCAGCAATGGCAGCCTTAAACGGCGCTCGTGGCGGTGTTGACGTTCCCGAATCCGATAAAAAAAGAATTTATAGTGTTATATCTAAATACTATAAGTTATTTGATAAAGACGTACCCCCACTTCGGTCAGGAGATAGAAGCATGGAAACAGAAGAAAACTTAGAGCGTATTTCTATGGAAGAGAAAGAACGTATGTTAGAAGAAAAAGAACGTATGTTAGAAGAAAAAGAACGTATGCTTGAGGAAAAAGAACGTATGTTAGAGGAATCCAACAGGTCGGATGATGTTGCGGAAGAAGAGCGTGCAGAAGAAACCGAAACTGTAGAAGAACGTACAGAAGAAATCAGTGCAGAAGAACCGGACGAAGAACGCAGTGCAGAGTGTACTGTAAGTTCTGACGATAGTTCAGATGTATCAAAAGAATCTGATAACGAAGTTGACAAAACTGAACTATCGGTGCAAAATACTGTTATAAATTCTGATAACAGTGCAAACCTATCCAATGGAGACAACATGACCGAAAATGATATCGGCAAAATTGCGGCTCTGATAACAGACGCAGTTAAGCCTATAGCTGAACGAATGGACGCACTGGAGAATAAATCTACAGTACAGCCCACCGAAGAAGCTACAATTGAAAGAACCGACTCAAAAGAAGTTGCTGAATTAAAAGCACGACTTTTGGAAAGCGAAAACAAGCTTACACGAATGATCCAACGACCATTGCGTAGTGGAATTCACACCATGCAAACTCGTCGAGGACTTGGTGGGCAGAGCTATTTAGAGCGAAGCATTATGGATGCTAAGGCCAATGGTTCCACTAACCTTGCAAGCGTTGCAGAACGTGCCAAAGACATTTTAAACAGCGAAAAATTCCCCAAAGATGTTAATGTTGTTGAGATGTTAGCACAGGGTCTTCGTGCTGCTGAGATGGATGGTCTTTTAAACAGTTCAATCCCTTCTAACGACTGGAAATAGGAGAAAATTATGTATAATCAAACTTCATGGGGCAACGCATCTAGTCGTGAACGACTTGAACGTGCCATTAATACTAAAGATGATCAATTGTTTCAAGTCTATATTGATAGAGTTGTTCAATTTCTTACTCTTCGTGAGCTTGGATTACAAGCTATTCTTCCCAAAGTACAGGGAAGCGGAGATAAAGTTTATGTTAAGCAACGTTCTCCAAACACCAATGGTGGTATATGGCAACAGTACTCTGCTGCCGCTGATGAAGGTGTTGCGCCCGTAGTTGATGATGGATCTTATGGCGAAGATAGCTTCCGCTATCAAACTCTTTCAACTGCTGGTCAGGTAAACCGAAAGGCTATTGCTGTAGGTCGTAGTTACGCAGATGTATTGGCATTGGAAATGGCTGGTGCTGCCGAAGATTTCTCTAATGCACTTGAGGCTGGATTTATTGGTGGTTGTTTTTCGGTTGATCAAGATGGTGCCAGCGCTGCCAAGTCTGCTCCGCTTGGATTGCTTACTCTTATCGAAAATGCAGGTGTAAATCAGTGTTTTAGTGCTGGTGGAGAGGGTGCGTTTGCTTCAACTGGTATTACTTCTACTTGGATGGCACCTTTAACTACTGATGTGTTGGACGCTGCCATTGATGCTGTAAAAGGCTCTTCTGTGCGTTCTGATTTGGCTATTATTGGTTCTTATGCTGGTATTCGTCAGATTAATGCAATGCTTCAGGCGCAACAACAGTTTGTAAATGAAGTGGAGATCGCTGCTGGTTTCCGTGTTCGTTCTTACGATGGAATTCCTCTCATCACAAGTACCGCTGTTTCTGATACTTGTACAACTAACGTAGATGGTGCTGCTCGTGGTCTAGTAAAAGCCCGAACGGGTGGTGCGGCTACCAACTTGTATATCATTAACAAGCGGCATGTTTACCAAGGCATTCTAACTCCAATGACTGTTATGCCATTGGCAAGAACTACCTCTGCGTATGACAAGTTTGATATGTTTACTGATACTACATTGGTTATGGCCAACACCTTTGGTGCTGCTAGAATCAATAACATTTCAACAACTGGTGTTGCTGCGGTTAACGCATAAGCATTTAGCATTGAATCTGGTGATAAAAGGGGATATGGTAAAACATACCCCCTTTTTTTATTTTTATATGGAGTAGGTTTCATGGAAAAAAAATATCCTTTTAATTACGTTCTTAGACGATATGATAAAATTGCTACGCTTCCTTTTGTTTTGGTTACATACAATGAATCTGTTAGGTCTATACCTTATGATATGAACGGCGTTTCGGCGTGTACGGCTTTTGTAAAACATAAAACTACAGTTGATAGATATACTAAACTTGGTTGGATCGACGAGACAGCGGCAATGAAGAAGTGTTTTGATAAAAAAACCAAGCCCAATGTATCAGTTGAAAATAAAAGTGTGGAAAAAGAAAAAAAAGATGGTACAATTGAGTTTAGTTCACCAGCAAAACCAAAGAGACGGACTAAGAAATAATGGCAACTTTTGCATCTTCAACAGCAATGAAGCGTATGTTAGGAATTCCATCCAGTGTAACCACTCACGACGATGCGATTTCTGATATACTTGATGTTGTGGATCAAATGGTTCTGGATGAGATCGGCTTAACTGCTGCGACATCGACTTCGTATACAGAAAACATGGACATTACCGACTCTGGTCAAAATGAAATATCGCTTTCGTATACTCCTGTTCTTACTGTTACGTCTTTTAAGGTTAGCGGTCAGGATCAGACTGTGGACGAAGATTACAAGATAGATAAGAGCATAGGTTTTATTAAAAAAATTCCTCTTGCCTCTTTTTTTCCGAGCGGAAGGAATGTTATAGCCATAACCTATACTGCTGGATTTTCATCTGTTCCAGCAGATTTGGTTTATGCAGGAAACTTAATCGGTGTTTCTCTTTTTAATCAACAGTCGCACGTTGGATTTGTATCTGAACGTGCAGGGAATTACGCATACAATATGGGAGATGGTACAGGGAGTACAATTCCCCGGATTGCAATGCGTATTTTGTCCAAACACAGGCGTTTATTTGCCAGAGGTGCAGTATGAGATTAGCAAAACCCTTTAAAGGTAAAAGTACATTTAGAACAGCAGCAGGAACAGTTTCGGGTTCCGTTGTAGACGGAATGATTGTAATAGAGGCTGATCCCAGAATTGCAAGGCACCTTATTCGCACCCATGGATTTAAGCATAGTGCTATTAAGATGGACAATAAACCTAAGAAAGTTGCTAAGAAAGCTGCTCCGAAGAAAAAAACAGCGCCAAAGAAGTCAACTTAGTTCTTTTCCGGAGATGCTATTCCGGTAGATAATAGAGCAATAAAATGAAGAATTTTCATGGATTGCTTTGTGTTACAGATCAAGTCTGTAGCATGAGCAGAGACAAGGTTAATTTTGAAGATCGTATTTTAAATCAGATTAGATCTTTTGGATTAGACAATATATTAGTTAGAGGTTTGACGTGTGATGATGCAGCAGATGCTGTTCGTTGCATTCGTGATAATAGTTTCTTTATTGAAGAATTCCGTAAAAAGTGCATTGACGGTATTGTTTACCTTTTTATTGGGAACACAGAAAAAAGTAAGGGTGGAAATCGTTTTTGGTTTTCACAATATCTTTTAAGTATATATGAAGAATTCACGGAACTTGGGTTTGAGATTTGTTTTGTTTTTACTTGTATCGATGAGCGTCGAACCAATTCATATAGTGTCGAAAAAAAGAGTTCAAAAGGTTCTCCTATTGAGTACTATGAAGTAAAGAATAGTACTACTTGGCAGCAAGTAGCCTTAAAAGAACTTCGTTTGTTTTGTGCTGATAGACCTATTGAATTAATGGAATGTAAAGTACATTGCACTAAGTGGGATATGTTATCAAAAGATAGCATAAAATCATTAGCGTTAAAAGTAGCTCATAATTTTATTGAGTTGAATACAGAAAAACATGATACCATAGCAGTAAAGTAGGAGATAATATGTCAGATGTTGATAGCCAATGGGGCATTTGTTACCATCGATCTCAGGGTCAATTTAAAGAGGCAGAACCACGACTTAAGAATGGTTTTATATATATTGAAGGCTCTACATCTGACAGTTGGCGATTTGTTCAAATGCCGAAGTCTCAATTTTCAGAAAAATTTGTTGATTGTGTTTATGTTCTATCTGGTGTTGATTCTTCTTTAATAAAAGATCGTATATTAGAACTTATTTCAGACAAGGAAAGAGAAAAAAAGTATTCAATTTTATGTCTGGTTTTTTATTCTCCTGAGTTAAAAAAGATCAATAAGTTTATTAAGGAAAATAAAGAAGAAATTGGTAATATTAATGTTGAGGTCATTAGAGTTTTTGACCAGTGTCGATATTTATTATCTGTTAAAAGATGGGACTCTGGTTCTTCTTACTTGGTTCAGAAGTTAGAAGATTCGGCTATTCCTTCTCCATCAAAAATTAAACCAAAAAACCAACCCGTAGAACCAGAGGAAGCTATCGATGCTGATGTCAATTTGCAAGAGCAGGGTGACGATCAAGAGGCAGACTAGCGAGTTGTTTTCCGCTCAGTCGGCAGCGGCCTCTATTTCTGTTTCCCGAAATCCTCAAACCAAAGCGAATGTTCAGGTTAAGATCACCCGTCCTGCTTTTGGGACCACGGGAACTGTTACAATTACAGGAACGGTTTTGGTTTATAGTGCTTCTAACGAAGCAAGTTATTCCGCTGTTTCTGAGGTGATATCTTTTGCTGAAGGTCAGAACATAGGGCTGACGGTAAAAGAGTTTTCAACTGTTTCGACAGTAGAGTGTTCTACGGACTTTGTTTCTGTTCCTGTAACTATTGCTTGTTCTTATGTAGGTATGGATGGAGGAACAATAGATCATCAATACACAGTGGTTTCTTCTTATCCTGCTTTATTCTCACGCAGTACAGGTGCATTCCCTATTCCTCGATCTGGTTCTTACGAAAAAGAAAAAACTTATTTATTACTTCCTTACACAACTTCTTTTTCGCCACAGACCGCAGATGTGGTTACAAATGATGCAACATCTGAGGTTTATTTAGTGGTTTCTAACCCCTTAATAGAACAAGTGGGAATATCTCAACATTGGAAATTAATAGTTTCAAGGGATGAAAATTTATAATCAATAATTATAGGAGATAATACAATGGCGAAGGTGCTTATTACGGGTGGTGCAGGATTTATTGGTCATCATTTAGTAGAGTTTTTATTACAGAATACTGATCACGATATTGTTATATTAGATCGTTTGGATTTAAGTGGAAGTCTTTCTCGTGTTAAACACGTTGTAGATCAAGATCCATCTTATATCGGTCGAGTGGATTTTGTTTGGCATGATTTAAAAGCGGCAATAAGTGAGTTTGTTGCGAACCAATTGGGTGAAGTAGAATATATTTTGCATCTCGCTGCTGGTTCTCATGTAGATAGGAGCATTACTCATCCAATGGAGTTTGTTTTAGACAATGTAGTTGGTACTGCTAATCTACTGGACTATTGTCGAACGAAGCTCAAAAGTTCTCTTAAGTTTTTCCTTTACTTTTCTACTGATGAGGTTTTTGGTACGGCTCCGGAAGGAGTATTATACAAAGAATGGGATCGTTATGATAGCGGAAACCCTTACAGTGCATCTAAGGCTGGCGCTGAAGAATTATGTATAGCTTATGCTAATACTTATAGTTTACCAATACATGTAACTCACACCATGAATGTTATAGGAGCTAGGCAGCACCCTGAAAAATTCCTTCCTTTGGCTATCAGTAAGGTTATGAAAGGTGAGAAGATATATATCCATTCTTCACCCGATTTGACCGTTTCTGGAAGTCGTTTTTATATTGACGTAAAAGATGTATGTAGTGCTGTTTCTTTTCTTATGAAACACTGTGTGGATAATGATATTCGCACTGATAAATTTAATATCGTAGGATCTCGTGAGATATCTAATTTAGAATTAGCTCAAATGATAGCAAAAGAGATGGGTAAAGACCTTATTTACGAGATGGTAGATTTCCATTCTTCTCGTCCCGGTCATGATTTGCGATATTCTCTTTGCGGAGAAAAAATGAAAAATTTAGGGTGGGAACCACATAGTATAGAGCAAAGAATAAAAGACTTTGTTAAGTGGTATACAGAACCTGCAAATAGCGGTTGGTTATTTTAAAGCTTTAATAGAGGTAAAAAAATGAAATCTTATACTTATTGTGTAATTGTACCTACATGTATGTTGCCCCATGTAGAGGATTCTTTTGTTCGTTGGATTGAGCACGCTGAAGAAAACACTCTTTTTCTTCTAAGCATAAACCCCTTAGATATGGAGCAAGCCAAAGACACTTTTGAAAAATGTAAGTTGTTAGAGGACTATTGCAAAAAACGGTACAATGTAAAAAACGTTGACTTTGAATATTTATGGTCTGATGGTCCTATTGGATTTGGACCAGCGGTAAACAAAGGGTGCGACCACATTAGGGAAAATTATGAAGTTACTGGCTCCATTATTATCCTTAATGACGATGTTTCAGTAATGTCTGATTGGCAGCCGAATTTAGTAGGTGGATTATATTCTGATGAATATATGACCTCTCGTACACATCAAGACAATAAAACCATAAGTAAAGACCTAATTCCATTTAAAATAGGAATGGCCGGACCAATGTCGGATAAGGTTGGTGGGGCGCAATTAATTGAAAGACCAAGTCAGTACTCACCAGAGCAATTTGCTGAAATGGTCAAAAAAGAAGAAGTTAACTCGGTAATCTTAGAGTCGTTTATTTCGGGGTTTTGCATGGCGCTAACACCTGAATTCTTCTCGGAGATGCTTGAAAAAGACGGTTTTCTTTTTGACCCCATCTACAAGGTTGGTGGATTTGAAGATAACGACCTTTGTGTAAGAGCGCTTATGAATGGATATATTTCTGTTAAAGTTGGTCGGTGTTGGCTTCCTCATAAATGCAGCCAAACAATAAAAGATATGGAAAACATTTATGGAGGTCTTCAGAACCATTCTATCTTCTTAGACAGGTGGAAATCCTTCACTCAGAGAGATCAAAAAGTCATTGGAGCATACCGTGTATCCATAAAGAATATTAACAATCTTCTTCAGTTTCAATCTTCTCTAATTCGGGCCATACCCTTTGTTGATGGGTTGTCTATTATTTTGACGAATAACCCTGCGGAAAGTTTAGAGTCTTATGATAGAAATATGTTTTCTTCTTTAGCTGACCGTGACAAGAAGTTCCTAAAGTCCTGTTTAGACCTTAAAAGCCTTAAAGACCTTCAAAGAACTATGAAAAAGTGGATAAAACAGTTGTTTTTGCATCCACAGGTTAACAAAAAGATACCCATTAAAGTTGAATGTTGGGATAAAGAGTTTAATGAGAGAAATGAAAGAAATAGAAATTATGAAATGGCTGTTGAAATGGGTGCTGATTGGGTCATTTCTATTGATGCTGATGAAATAATAGAAGATCGAATTACTCCTGAGTTTTTTCAGTCTTTGATTAAACATCCTAATCCTCTTATATCTGCATTTGTTTTTGGATGGCTAAATCATTACGAATCTGGTTCTTTGGTTCGCCAAGATCGTCCTTTTTCAGACGGTTATTACTCTGGAATGGTTGGTCCACGGTTGTTTAGGATTTGGAATAAAAAACACCTTCCCATATTTGCTGGTACAAGCATTGGTTTACATTGTGGAAACAGTCCTGACTATGGTGCAACTTCGTTAAAGATTGCATCCTTTAGGTTTCGTCACTTGTCCATGCTTCGTCATATAGATCGGGTTGCCAAGTCACACATGTATAATGCTTTAGACCAAGAGAAGAACAAACAGCTTCTTGGTAGCAACAATTATCATCATATTAAAAGATGTGAAAACGTAAATGTTGACATATACATGCCCAACAATGGAATAGGTGGATTTACTTTAGGTTACGAAGAGGAGAAACCATTTTTACTATCTCTTAGGTTTGAAAGTTATCATGGAATTTGTGATGTAAAGGTTTTCAACTGGACAGGTGAATGGGAAGATAGTGATAAAGAATGGTTGAGCATTCCTTGGTCTGAATTTCCTACCCAAGAAGAGTTTTCATCAAAGTACAAAACTGGACCGAATTGGGACGTTGCAGTAGCAGGAAAGGCATTTAGTGTTGATTTTATCCATTATAAATTCAATGAAGAAGAGGGTCTTGCTGGTTGTAGAAATGCTGCGTTAGATCGTATTAGAGAACTCAATACAGGTGGGATACATTGGGCATTTTATCTTGATCCGGACGAAGGGCACCATGCTGTTCCAGAACTTATGTCTGACTCTTGCATTAGAAGGATGGCAGAGTCTCCGGGTGTTTGGTCGTTCTTGTTTAATTTTGTTAATCCTGTGCGGTTAAATACTGGTGAGATGTATGATAGTATGTCTCAGTCAATGCGCCTTTTTACTATTGATCCAAATGTAAATCTTAGATTTTATGGTGTTGTTCATGAAACACTTGAACTATCGATGCACGATGCAATAAAAAGAGGTCATGCTGGAAATGTTAGGGTTTGTCCAAACAAATGGATTAATGGTGGATTAAGAGGAAGTCCGGAGCAAATAGTTGCAAAATTAACAAAATATCAAAAAGGATTAGTTCAATTGTTAACGGATAATCCTTTATCAGGTGCAGCATGGACTAGCTTAGGACTTACATACTTAAATGATGCAGACCAAAGAAATGCAGAACTTTGTTTTGAAAGGGCATGTTTATCGGGAAAGGGCGCCTACCTTCCACATCAAGAACTTGCATTTTTGTACATGCGTAGAGCAAAAGGGCTTTTAGCTAAAGCATATAATTGCGCTAACAATGTTGAAGCTTTGACCGAAAGATACAAAAAAATAGGTCGGTTCATAAAAGATGAAATAGGAGAATTTCCTCGTGTATTTACCAAGGGAGTTTGTGTCTCGGAACAATTTGAGCTTCCTTCTTTTCCTTATGATATAGTATTAAATGGAAATGGAGATTTAGATGTTGAAGGTGAAGAAGAGGATACTGGGGAAAAAGAGAGTTGAGTTTTACCTTAATGAAGTTCCTAAAGAAATTAGAAAAGAAACATGGCATGCTGTGAATCAAGCAGGGTGGGCCATGTTTGCTGCTATACGTGCAAACGCAAGCCGAACCGACTATTCTCTGAAGGAATTAGATACTACTGGTCCTTATGGAATGAATAATCCATTTGCTAAAAAGCATGGTTCTATTCAGTCTCAAAAATTAGCCATGAGGAGTAGTGATTGGCTTAAAAAGCCTTGGATGGTTCACAAGAGAAGCGGTGATTTTCTTGATAGTATTGTTGTTGTAAGAAATAATGTAGGAAGCCGTGGTAAAAGTATTCAAATGATGTCTGGTAAAAGGATTTTTACTAAATCTAAACGTATGGCATTCCGTATTAAATACGCATATAAAAGCCCACATGTAAGAAAGGTGGTTACAGGTACAAAAACTGCAATGTTGCCAAGAAACGTTATTGGAGAAACATACGCTTATTTAAAAAAGCCTTTGAAAAAGGCTTTAACAAGTGAGGTTGTAAATCGAATTAAAAGGAATAAAACCTTTTCAAAAGTTAGCAAGGGAAGTGGAGTGGCTGGTTCATTTCAATCATCTGGTGCTTCTGGTCCTTCTGGTGCTTCTGGTTCTTCAGGGGCATTGGATCGATTTACTCAGTTTGCCGTTATGGGTGGAGTAGGATTATAATATGAACAGCAGTCTTAATGAATCTTTACAATTAGCAAGGCGTGTTTTAATAGATACGCTTTCGGTTCAAAATTACGTTGAAGGTCGTGTTTATACGAGTCACTTTATAGACTACGACAAAAAGACCACTCCTATGCCTTTAATTATTTTAGAATATGAAGGAGGAAGAGCTAATTACAGTATGAAATCTCAACGTGCAATTATGCGTGTTTATGCCTATAGTTCACAATCTTCTTCTGAGGCTGGTGCGATATATGATGCAGCCTATAGTAATTTAAATGCAAAGGTTTTAAAGCATTCCAGTATTGATATTGCTGGATATTGCTATGAGCTTACTCGTCCGGTCAGCGGTTTTAACGAGGCGGTGAAGGGTTGGTTTTATAGGGGAACGTTTATTCTAAATACGGCTGGATAGTATGTCTTTAAATGTAATGTACAAAAAAGTGATAGACCTTGAGCACCGCACACTAGAATTAGAACAGCAGGTTAAGATTTTGCTTTCTATGAATAAATCTAATTTAAATCAACATATTGATACGTGTAATGAGGCCAACAAAGACCAGCCATGGGATTGCGAAAAGTGCGCCTTGAACCTTGGTTTTATGGATGCAGAAGAGTCGGTTGTTAGGATTTCTTGTGCCGGAATTAGTGCTTTTTGGGAACCTTCGCCAGAAAGTTCACTTGCAATAATATGTCCTAAATGTTCTTTTATAAATAAAGTTCAATATAATTTACCTACTGTTGAAATTTGTGATAATATATGATTGATCTTACGGAGAAAGATAATGGCTAACTTACCCAATGGAATAATTAACAATATTAGTTTTGGTCCGGCTCGTGTTTTTATGAAAGAATGGACTAGCAACACAGTTAGCGGTGGTTCTCCTACTGTTGATGTTGGATTCATCGGAGAAGACGGTGTATCTTTGGAAATTAGTTCTGAGAAAAAGGCCATTCGTCAGGGAAATCCTGCACTGATTAACTACCAGTTTACTCAGCAGCAATCTTGTACGATTAGCTTTAGTAGTATTGAATGGGAATTCCAGAACATTCAAAAAGCACTGGGAAGTGGTAAATATGAGGCTGCTGGCGCTGTTGTATGTTATCTATCTTTCTCTTTTGGTGGTGATCCTCTTAATAAAAGCATAGGAGTAATGGTTAAGCATGAAATGGCTGTATCTTCTAATACTCTTTGGATCTACGGATGGAAAATGCAGTCGGACGCTGGGTTTACTGCTGCTTTCGGTCAAGACGAAATGAATATGGAATACACTTTTCAAGCATTGCGGGCAGATAAAGACTGGGGCGATAGCGCAGCCTTAAGCTACGAAGAGAAACTATTTGCAATCAGACGCATGCTTACGACTAATCAGAAAAATGACGGAACGGCTCTGTAGTATTTTTAATTGCTGTATACAAAAAGCCTCCATTGTGGGGCTTTTTTATTTGCCTATTTACTCATAGTTAGGTTATTGTAGTATAAACATAAAGGAGATTAATAATGTCCGACGAAAAAAAAGAAGAAGAAATTCCAACTGTTGCGTCCGAGATAAATACTGAGCTATTATCTTTTTTCTTGGAGAAGCTCGTGCCTCCAGATACATTAGATATTTCTGATATCTATGGAAATTCTTATACATTGCCGACAGCTATTTCTGCGAGATCACAAATAAAGGTGATTAGAGTATTTGAAGACTTAATGGAAAAGATAGACAAGACTAAATTTGTTGTTCCTGATCCTGTTACGATGCCTGCTCTTTTAAAAGCATTGTTGATTGTATCTTCTGATGAGCTTGTAATTGAAAGCATTGAAAAGTGTTTTGGATTAGCTCATCCAAAGGTTCTTAAGTCTGCACTTAAGGGGTACGGTAAAGGCGGATCGGCTGCTGATGTATTTTCAATAGAGGAACTATTGTCGGGTGTTGTCCCTTTATTTATTCGGCTTCTTCGAAGGGGAACGAGCCTGATAACAAAGATGGCTTAGTACGACCTGAAGAAGTTATAGAGTCTTATGAAGAAGTTATAGGCATATTAATGTCTACAGGTATGTCATTAAATCAAATTTTAGGCATGACATTCCAACAAATTGAACTTTCAGCTAAGTGTGTTTTTAAGCATAAGCTTAAAATGATCACTATGGTTCTTGAGCCTATTGGCGCAGCGTTTGGCGCAAAACCAAACAAAAATAAAAGCAATAAGTACAAAGCAAAGGCAAAACCTAAGACGCACGATGAAAAGGTGGCAGCGGATCAGGAGAAGCTAAACCAGATCAGATCTTTAGGAATTCCTATATTATAATAAATCCTTATATCTAAAATGATGTTAAACATGTATAATACATTTGAATGAATGCGTGTATATAGGGGTTTATTATGGCTGGTGTTGGTGGTAGTGCTGCACAGATGGTTATTCAAATCGTCACTGAGTTTGAAGAGAAAGGATGGAAACAAGCACGTAAAACATTTAGGCAGATTGAAGACAACTTTCAGAGTCTGGCAAGTTTTACTCAAAACCAATTGGTTAATTCTTTTGCTAATGCCACAAGAGCAATTACCACTTTAAGTAAGGCTGTTCATAGTACTGGTGTTGAATTTGAACAAAGTGTTCAAAATGTAATTGCTTTGAGGAATGCAAACGAGTCTACAGGTCGGGTTATAGAGGCAACTGCCCGTAGGCTTGGTTCAACGACTGCCTATACAGCCACACAAGTTTCTGAAGGTATGTTAGAGCTTGCACGAGCAGGTCTAAGTACGAATAAAATAATTGGTGCGATCGGACCTACTCTGTTTCTTGCTGGGGCTCAGGGTGCTAGTTTAGCTTCTGCTGGTAAGCTAATGTCAAGGACGTTTGCACAGTTTAGTTTAGATGCAAGCGAAGCTGGAAAGGTAGCCGATACTTTTACTGTAGCAATGCAGAATTCTCTTTTGAGTATGGAAAGTTTAGATACAGCAATGCGATATGCTGGTGGTTCTGCTGGTGCGTATGAACATGATGTGCAGGAAACGACCGCTGCTGTTGCTCAGTTTATGAATATAACAGGCTTGGGTTCGACTGCTGGTACACAGTTCCGCCAAGTTCTGCTTTCATTAGGTGCTCCCACAAAAAGAGCACGAGACGCAATGGAAGACTACAAAATTTCCATGGATGCGCTAGACCCGAAAAAGAATAACTTTGCACAAATAATGGAAAATCTGAAGCCAATGATGAACGATACAGGTGCGATCGTTAAGTTGGTTTCAAAACGTGCGGCTGGTTCACTTCAAAAACTTCTACTCGCATGGCATAGCACTACAAAAGGTGGAGAAGAGTACCATGCTTTATTAAAACGGATGAAGCTTTCTGCTGGAATTGCTGAAGCAACTTACCAGAAAATGATTGATACGGTTGGTGGTCAAACTACTATCTTAACTTCTAAGATGGAAGAACTATTTCTTACGATCTTTGATTCAATAAAATACGATCTAAAAGCATTTATAAAGCAATTACAATTATCTGTAGACCATGCAACTACTCTTTTCTATCAATTTGGTCCTGTAATTGAACAAAGTTTTGGAGGGCTTCTTCGTCAATTGGGTTCGGATACAAAAAATTTGGACCAGATATTTGCAAATTGGTTAACGAAAACAATTATCAGAGTTAATCGAGTCATTGTTTTTATAGTTGCTCTGATCGGCAAGTTTAAAAATATGATTCCGGTTTTACAACTGCTTGCTAAATTAATGGTTTCTATTTGGGCCGCTACTAAGGTAGTGGCTTTCATAAAGATTATGGGTGGGTTAGCTGCTGCTATTAGTGCAGCTTTTTTGGCATTTATGAGATTAAATGCAGGTATTGCGGTTGCGAGTACCAATATGACGATGTTTCGTGGAATTGCTGCTGCTACTAGTGTGGCATTACTAGGTATAGTTTCGGTCATTGGTTTGCTTGTTATGGCGTTTATGAATTTTGGTTCTATTACCGAAAACACAATGGCCACTGTAACAAAGTCTATGAATAATGTGAAAGCGGCTAGAGACAACATGCTCAGTACTGAAAGGCAAAGGGCAAAAGATTCATCTTTAGAAGAGATTAAAAAACAATACGATGATATTCGAGATGCGGCTAAAGAAGCTGTTATGGCAGAAGAAGGCTGGAAACACGCATCAAAAGAACGTCTATCTCAACCTTTGACTTACGGAGTACGTCACGATCCCACACAGGGTCCGGGTCATCGCAGCGAGGGTGTGCTTGCAGAGGGTTTAGATATGGATGCAGAGGTTATGGGAAGACCTAAGACAGAAGAAGAATTAAAATTAGATAAAAAGTTATTAGCGACCATCAATTCCAGAATAGCAGCTATTAAAAAATTAAATAAAGCACAAGTAGACCAACGAATTCTAACGGGTGAATTGATTCAATTTCAAGTGAAATACACCCACGTAAAGGATATAGATAATCGGTTTCTAGTGGATCGCCTAAAAACTAAAAAAGAAGCAATTCTGTTAGATCAGCAAACCGCAATGCTCTTAGAGGAAGTTGGAGTAAATTTTGATGCGGGTGGTGTAAATGCTCAGATAGCGGAGAGAACAGAAAAGTTTAAGAGAATGTCTGAAGCTTTACAACCAGCAATTGATTTTATGGATAAATTGACGGAGGCGGGGGCTAATTTTGGTGCAGAAGCAACTCCGGAACAATGGCTTGGTGTAGGAGAAGATTTAGCAAAAGCTTTTGAAGTTTCACAGGAGGAATTAAAGAAAGCAACAAACGATGCTTCTATGTTGTCAGAAGCTTTAGGCAATGTTGGTTTTGCTTTGGATATTGTTAATCCAGTAAGCAGCCTTCAAAGTCTTACTCAATGGTTATCGAGTAGTATAGGATTAACAGAAGAATTAAAAACAGCATTCGAAGGGCAGACGGGTGTGGATACCGGAACTCCACTTATGGATTTTTTGGGTATGCCATACATAGGTAACGTTATGGGAATGCTGGGGGAAAAGATTGCTCCACAAACAAAAGATAAAGCAGCAACAGAACTGGCATTGGTAGAGATATCAAAACATATAGATAATATGGTGGAGGGAGCACAAAAGTATACAGCAGAACTCACCAGCGGAACTGCGGAGTGGAACAATTCAGTAGCATTTATTAAAGAAGCAGTAAAGGTACAATCTAAGCTAACTTTATTAGTTGATAAAGATTTAGCAGCAACACAAGAGAACATTAAAGATACCATAGGTGGTGTTCAGCAATTAATGGCAACTTATGGTGGTCAGCTTAATAAACTACAACAGCAAAGTTTAGTATATGCTGGCACATTATTTGACAGTTCAGATATGGCAAAGCAAACTGTTGCGTTGGTTAAAACGAGTTTAAAAATTGCAGCAGCCCAACAAAAAGCAGAGGCATCCGCTGCACGAAGAAGTAACCAGCAAAGTGTGCTTAATGCACGTATTAAATTAGAAGAGAAGTTGTTGGCTTCTCTAAACAAAAGCCGAGCAAAAGAAGAAGATTTACAAAAGGTTCGATTACAAAACCAACTTAAGCAGATTAAAAAGGTTTTTGATAAAGAGAGAGAAGTAAATGAATATCGAAATAGAGAATTAACAAAGCATGGAAGACGCTATCTTCGTGCGGTTACAATGGCAGAAGAAACTGCGTTAAACAATCGTCAAAAAGCAATTAAGAAGTCTTTTGAGCAGCTTGAAAAAACCTACGATGATCAAATGGGAAACCGAATTGCTAATTTAAAGAAAGAAGAGGCAGCAGAAAATAAGAAGATAGAAACACAAGCCAAAGCGGCATTGGCAATAATTACATTGGGGAAAAATGGTCAGAGTATTGCTAGAGAAACATTAGGGTATTTGGAAGAAGATCTAAAGAAAGCAGATGCCACCATTGCCAGAATTAATAAAAGAGGTGGTAGGAAAAGAGGGTTAAGGTCCGAAATTAAATGGCGAAATGAAATTAATAAAAAAATTGAAGAAACCAAAAAGGCTATCAATAAAGAGGAAGAAGCAGTAAAATTTATTAATGAGAAAAAGGCAAAATCTATTAAGATGAACAAAGAGCTTTATGGAGAAAAACAAAGGCAACTTGAAAAAGAATTTACAGATAGCCTTAGAACTCTACGAGAAAAGTTTTACGAGCAAGAAAGTACTAGTAGACGAAAAGAATTGCAAGAATTTATTGAAGACGAAAAAGAACGTCTTCGATTTTCCAAAATGACAACACAAGAGCAACAAAAATTTAATGCATCCGTTTGGACTGCCCGAAGCAATTTAGAGAATAGCCTTTTGCGTGATTTCATTCAGGAACAAGGAAAGTACACCGACGAAGTAATTGGTCTACGTCGAAAGTTGTTGAAGGTTGAAGGGGATTTGTATGACACATTCCTTAGAGGTATCAATCTTGACACGTTTGCCGATGAAAGAATAGACCGCATCAAAGATGAGATAGAGGCTAAAAAGGAACTTGCGGAGATAGAAAAGAGGCAAAAAGAAGAACTAAAAGAGTTTGTAAAAAACAGTGATGATTATAATAAAAAAGTTGCGCAGCAAACTCTTGAAATAGAGGAATACAATAAGTCGATAAAAAGGGCAGCAACATTAACAGAGGTTTGGGGAAAGGCTACTGCTTTGGCAGCAGAGAAAAATACAGAAAGCTTCAAAGATTTTATGAAAACATTCTTAAAATTTGCAGCGATACAGTCCAAATCAATGGGAATGCTTATAGCCCGATCGTATTTTGATTTAACCAAGAAGTCTATTGATACAGTTAAAAATGGACTACAGGACTTGGTTTCATTTATGACAGGTGGGCTTAATTTTAACCCATTTGAGGCGATCACAGAAGGAGTTAATCAACTCATTGCCGCAGAGGAAGAGCTTCAACAAAAAGAAGATGACTTAGAGTCTCAGTTCCGTGCAGGAAGGATTTCAGAAGAAGAATATAGGAAAGGAAAGGGTGCAATAGCTGCGGAAAAGAAGAGTGCAAAGGATGTAGGCCAGCAAGCAGTAGACGATATGGTCGATCGTGCGGTAAATTTTGTTAATAAAATTGTTGAGATGGCCCCTATTGTATTAAAGCGTTTGGGTGAAAAGCTTCCAATGCTGTTAAATGCTATTTCTCGCAATCTCCCAAGACTTCTAACTATTTTATCGAGATATATTCCACCTTTAATAACAATGGTGGTCAATGCTTTAGCGGAAACAATCCCTGTAGTCTTAAATGCTATAGTGAAGTTGCTTCCAGATTTAATTCCAATATTTGTTGATGCTTTTAAACAAATTGCTTTTCTTTTAATAAATAATATCGATTTGTTTATTCAACTGGGAACTCAAGTAATTGTTGGTATTATTGAAGCATTACCTGACTTAATTACAGCGTTTGTGGATGCTATACCGGACATCTTAAAGGCGGTTGCGGATTCGATGGATATTATTCTAATTGCAATATTGGACATCCTTCCCGAAGTTTTCATACAAATAGGAAAGGGGCTTTGGAAAGTCTTCACTTCTTTTGATTTTTATAGAGTCTTACTTAAGATTTTAACTGCAATGATACTAGCACTTTTTGCTGTTCTATCTGGTGCCTCGTTAGGGCTTGCTGTTACTTTTGGATTGGCCGTTGTCGCCATATTTATAAAAGGAATTGGTAGATTTATTAAAGACATGCTCGCTGAAATAAAGGGCCTTCTGCCGGGTGTAAAAAATCCCAAAACCAAAACATTTGGCGATACTCCGGGACCACAGTTTGTTCCTAAGAATAGCGCTGGACTTGCTGCTCGGTTTGCCCCGGGTGATTACGTTATTGCTGCAAAAGAACCATCTGAATTGGTTCGTCAATCTTTACAGGCAATGGGTTCTCAACTCAACAAAGGTGCCAATAGACCCCCAGCAATGCCTCTTTCTCCGGAGAAGCAAGGTTCCGGAGGTGCTATATCAACAAATATTG